AGACTTTGGAGCTGTTGGGGATGATTCAACAGATTGTACAGCAGCTATTGCAGCAGCTATTGACTCATTACCTGCTGGTGGTGGAACTGTACTATTCCCTAAAGGCTCTTACAGATTCAGCAATATAGATCTTACAAGTAAAACATATATAACTTTTGAGGGTGAGGGTGGCAGAACTGAAACCTCCCTAAGATGGACGGCTTCAACTGGCAACCTTATTAATTTAACAAGTGCCAGATTCGTGACCTTTAGAAATCTTAATTTCTTACCAGCTGTACAAAAGACAAGTGGTTCTTTGTTTTACATGCCATCGTCTGCTTCAGATATACGTTTTGAATCATTAAGAATTAGCTCGGCATATCTAGCATTTGATGTAGATGGAGCAACCAATATTTTCTTCAACCACATTGATTTGCTAGATTATAACGCATTGTGGCCATGGTACAGTGCCATGCGTGTTGGCCTAAACTCACAATCAGCCTCTATTCATGTTGATGATTTTAATTTTGCTACACAGACTGTTTTAACTGGCCAGTCAATTTGGATAAATAATGTTGATACATTTATTGCCCGAGAGCTGAACGTACAAAAGCAAGGCGCTGGGGCCGCTCTTGGTGTGTATATCACCGGAGGGGAGTTTATCCAGTTTCACCAGTGCCACATGGAGTGCGGCTCTGCATCGGTGGAGGGCTTCTATGTTGCAGGCGGCTCAAATATCAACTTTTTCGACTGCCACGTCACTAGCTCCATTTATGGCTGGAGGATCACAGGTGGCGACGGCGTAGAGATTCACGGAGGCAGGTCATATTACAACGGGCGGCATGGAATCCTTATATCTGGTGGCAACGACATTATCGTCGATGGCGTGCTGATAATGGATAACAACACCGTAGCGGGCACCTGGGATGGTATCCGAGTCGCTGCCGGGGTGGACAATTTCCAACTGGTCAACAACGTGGTCGGCTCTGTTCGCGGTACGCCAGTGCCAGTTAACTATGGCATTTTTGTTGAGGATGGCGATTCTAGCAACTATGTCATAGCAAACAACAAGATAAGCGATTACAACCAGCTTGCACTGTATGACGGCGGGACTGGTGCGGCAAAGTCAGTGACCGAAAATGTCGGAAGCACAGAAAACAAGCCTCTCACGCACGCCACTGTAACCACTACCGATGCAACAGAGACAACAATCTGGACACATGGCATGTCCGACGAGTCAGTGTATTACGTTGTCGCCACGGTCATCTGTCAGGATTCGGCGACCAATACCCGCTGTGCATACCAGAGAACATGCCTCGCATACAGGAACGGGGGAGGCGCTGCCACCATTGAGGGCCAGTCATCTGTTGACACAATTGAATCAAACGCGGCCTTCAACTGTACATTTGACACAAGCGTTAACAGTTTGCGGCTCAGGGTAACCGGGGCTGCTGGCACCACAGTTAGATGGAGAGCACGTATAGAATTATTCCGCACAACAGTTTTGGTTTAACAGGAATCTAAATGACTAAGAATATAAACAATAAGAGTTGGAATACTCCGGTTAGTTGGGATAACTGGCACTATCCTGTATCCTCGCACGTCCCAAGCATGGTAGCACCATCCTTATTAACAGCCACTGTATCAGGTTCAACTATTGCCTTAAGTTGGACAAACGGCCTGTCAAATGTGTACACTATAGTAGAGAGAAGTAATACTGGATCTAGTGGTTGGGTTCCTATAGCTACTAAAAATCCTGGGGTTACCTCTCACTCAGATACTAGTCTGGCTAACGGCACTTACTACTACAGGGTTTACCACTACCTTAATAGTGTATCCTCTAGTGTAAGTAATACTGATAACGATACAGTAGCAACTGGTGGGGCTATTTCAGATGGAGAAACTGTAACTGTTACAGTTGCAGGGGCTGGATCTAACATACCTGCCAGTCAATTCCAATTCCTTGGTGGGTCTTACGGCCCAATTGAAAGCGGCACAATAGGAAATCTGTTTACAACCATAGCACCATCTGGTTGGGATATGCCGGGAGGAACTGGTACATATATAAGTGATGTTGAGTCACTCAACGGTGGTAAAAGTTTGCTGCATGATAGATCTCTTGGATACCAGTTTGGTTTTGCCTATAATACAGGAGGTATACGTAGAGTAGGTTTTGCAAGATGGTCTGTATTATTCCAGAACCCTAGTAATATAGAGGGCGGTCAACTTAAGCAAGTTCGTATGGTTGGAGGAACCTCTAGCCGTCTTGAGGACTACTCATATGCAAATATGTTACTCTCTGGATGGACAGGTACTGGTGGTGTATATGCAGCTCGCAATGATTCACCTAGTCCGGGTACAAATCTTTCTGGTGGCGCAGGAAGAGAGTGGCATAAAGATAATGAGTGGGTATCTGTACACCTAAGAGTAACAGATAGTAGTGCAGCCAACGTTGCTGATGCAAGCATACAAGTTATGACTATCAGAGAATCTGATGGATCTATACTAGGCGTATGGGAACAAAACAACGTATTACTAAGAACCTCTGCTGAGGCTCTAATACGAAATATAGTGTTCCAGTTTTATATGGGTAATAACTTTAATGGGGCTTCTGGATGCAAAGTTTATATAGATAGGGATATAGCTTGTGCGTACTCAAATACTACTACACCCCCAAAATTTGTATATCTTGGAAACGCCTCTACATGGTCCGCATGTACGGTTAGAACATATTGTGAATGGACCTCTTGGACTGATAATGGCAGCACCTCTGATATAACCATTAAAGTTAACCAAGGAAGACATACCTCGTTGTCTGGGTTATATGTTTACGTACTATCTGATGCTGGTACAGTTGTTAATTCTACAGGGGTTCCATTAACTGGCTCTGAAACCCAGTTATTCTCAACCGATTTTTCTGTAGATTATACAGGATTTAACTACTCTGGTGCCGACAGACGCACCATAGTAACTGCTAATCCACCTCCCGGAAAAACGCATTCTGTAAGATTTAACCTTAAGAATAACGTAACTGACCCAATTACTGGTAAGCTATTTACTACCTCTAGTAACATATACACTGGTAACTTTGTACACAACATTAACACAAAGGACTATAACTCGGTTACGTACATTATGCCATTCAGGTTCGATGACTTCCAGTGGGGTGGCTACGACACTACATCATTACTTATGGATGCTAAACTAGTCTATATCTCTAATAGGGGCTATAGTACTGAGAATGGATTCTATCTAGCAGGTGGTGGTACTAGGGGCATGGGTGGAAGTTCAGGTAACCTTAACTGGGGCGATAATGGAAGCTGGGGAGATACAACAGATTGGCAAAACTCTTCGATAGGATGGAGGAATGGTTCTGGCAACCCAACTGGTTCAACACTTGGTTCTACAAATACTGCGTGGGGGACAGATGGGCAGTGGCATGTGTTAAAGATACAGTTTATATTTAATTATACAGATAGTTATGGAACATATACAAGGGCTAGGGCATTAATAGATGATGTAGCTGCTACTGGAAGTTCAGCTAACTACGATGTAGACGGTTGGACTAGATTGCCACCCGGGTTTACTCCAGATGTTATAAGAACCGTATATGGAAATACTTCTGGGTCTACTAGTGTAAACTCCTCTATAGATAGGACTGGTGCTGCTGCTGGTTTGCAGATAGGTGATCTTGAACTCTGGAGAGGTGTAGTGTAATGTCATTTATACAAGCTAATAACTATGATACAGTATCTAATACTGTAACAGCCACAGGATGGACACCTGGTGCGGGATCAAATAGGGCTGTTTTAATTATAGAACAACACGAAGAAAACAGCAACGCTAAACCAATGACAGCTTTAAGTTTTGGTGGTGTATCCGCTACACCTTACCAAAATTACGCTTCTGGTTTAGTGTACGTATCCTCTTGGGTAATATTTGAAAGTTCTATATCATCAATAGCATCAAATCCTGTTATAACATTTACCCCTAGTGGATCTCCTACAAACTCTGTACAAGCTGTAACAGTCTTTGTATTTTCTGATGCCAAGCAAGATACTACAGGGTGGACTTATGCAACTGACACAGATACAGCTGCTAACGCGCTTAACGTTAACCTGTCAGCTGGATCTGGTTGGGATGTTGTAGGTGGCCTAACTCAAAGTACTGGTGGTAACTCTGTTAACTTCACTAACGTAACTGAGGTCACCGGATCTGATAGAAACTTTAATGGTACACTATCTAGAGCAGGTACATTTTACGGATCAGCTTCAGGGTCTACTATTAACATAATTGGAGATAGTTCCTCTACAAGTGGATCTGTTAACCAGACAATGTTGGCTATTGGTATACAACCATATTCAGCCGCTAGTAATCCTACCATAACTTCAACTAGTGACGATACCCCTACCAACGGAACTAATCTGACAATCACTGGTACTAACTTTGGGTCAACCCAAGGTTCTGGTAGTGTCACTTTGGGTGGGACTTCTATTACTCCAAGTTATTGGTCTGACACGTCAATAGTAATACCAATAGTATTAGGTGATAGGTTATATAACTCCAACTATTCCATAGTTGTGACTAATAACAGCTCTTTGGCATCGTCTGGTCATAATATACAAATACAACCAGCATCAGGATATGCTTATACTAACCTTTCAGGGACTTTGGCAACATCTGGTAATAGGCTAACAAGTATACCAGATCTAGCTTCTGGAGATCAGGTAGAGTATTATGGTGTTGTTGGTGGTACAATATCAGATGTTGTGGTTTATTCTGATGGCTCAATAGCTTGGTCTACTGGGGTAACAGGATTCTATGCTAGGGCTAATGATGGGACAGGTTGGGGAACTGCTGGATTTCAAGATACGTCAGCAATGATCTCTACACCCTCAACTAGACTTTATCAACCAATATACAGAAATATTTATAGAAATATATACACCAATATAGGAATGTAAAATGTTAGTAACATTAGATGCAAATAGTACAGGGACTACACCAGCTTCAACTAAATCAAACATGTTGAATGTTATAGCAACAGGGACTTGGGGGTCTGGTACTTTGTCAATCCAAATTCAGGATAATGAATCTGGTGAATGGTGTACTGTTTACAGCGACACTACAGACTTTGCCATAAACCTGATCACTGGGTCTGGGGTTAGCTATCGTTATATCTTGACTGGAGCCACTAGCCCAGACTTGAATATAGTATCAATTAACGCGATGAGTAAAGATATTCACCTATGAAAATAGATAAGACAAGACTTCGTGACAGCAGGGGTCACCCTCTGACTCAAGGATTGTTCTTAGAAATAGGTTATGATTCTGAGACGGCTGTATACACGCTGAAGGACGATGATCACACGCATAAGGGGAAGGTATATCCTTCCCTGAAGCGTCTCTTCATAGCGTGTGAGGACCCTACAGAGTATGCCTTCGCTAATGACTATCTCCTTGGTTGGTCACACTGGAAGCGATTACAAGAAAACAAAGCCATACGCAAGCACATAGACGAGTGGCGGGAAGAGCTAGAACTTAAGATTAGATCTCAAGCTGTGAGAGATATCATAGATATGAGTGCTAATGAAGGTGCTGGATTCCAAGCTGCTAAATGGCTTGCTGATCGGGGGTGGGACAAGCGTGGTGCTGGTCGTCCATCTAAGAAAGAAAAAGAAATGGAAGATAACTTTAACGCTCGTATAGAAGACGAATTTAAAGCTGATTTCGAGCGTCTCAAGTTAGTTAAGTAGGTTATATGTCTAGTGATGATGAATGGCTTGTAGAAGCCCGTAGAAAGCTTGAGAAGATGCCTGAGAAGGCTAGAGAGGTTAGAGAGCTTGCTATGCAAGATCTATACTTCTTCGCAACCCTAGTTAATCCGGGTTACATGTATGGGGACATTCATAGAGATATCTTCAATTGGATGAAGGAATATTCTCTGTTCGGGAATGATGAGGAGCTTACATCCAACAAGCTGATAATGCTTCCTCGTGCACACTTGAAGAGTCATATGGTGGCTACATGGTGTGCTTGTGTATTAACCCGTCATCCCGAAGTCACTATGTTGTACGTATCTGCTACAGCAGAACTAGCTATCACACAGCTCTACGCTATACAAAATATATTATGCTCTGCATCTTATCAAAGGTATTTCCCAGAGTACATACACCCACAAGAGGGTAAGCGTGAGAAGTGGTGTGCTACAAGCATAATGATAGACCACCCTAGGAGGTCACAGGAAGGCATCAGGGACGCTTCAATCAAGGTGGCAGGGCTAACTACCAACACCACAGGTTGGCACGCTGATATCATCGTTGCTGACGACTTGGTGGTTCCTGAGAACGCATACACAGAGGATGGTCGTGAGAGTGTATCTAAGAAAGCTTCTCAGTTTACTTCTATCCGTAACGCTGGTGGTCTTACCATGGCCTGTGGGACTCGCTACCATCCGTCTGATATCTACTCTGTGTGGAAAGAACAAGTATATGATGACTATGATGACGAAGGTGTTAAGATTGGACAGAAGCCTGTCTGGGACATCAAAGAGTACACCGTTGAGTCAGACGGAGTATTCCTTTGGCCCAGACGTGTCAGATCGGACGGCAAAGCATTTGGATTTGATATCAAAGTATTGTCAAGAATCAAGGCGGAATATTCTGATAGGGTGCAATTCTACGCCCAGTATTATAACGACCCAAATGACCCTCAATCTGAAAGAATAAGTAAAGATAAATTTCAGTATTATGATCAACGCTTCCTTAAGCGTGATGGTTCTGTTTGGTATTACAGAGATAGTAAGCTTAACATATATGCTGCTGTAGACTTCGCCTTTAGCTTGTCTAAAGGTGCTGACTTTACAGCTATTGTGGTGATAGGTCTTGATTGTGAAGGCAACATATTTGTCCTAGATATAGATAGATTCAAGACAGACAAGACTTACGATTACTTTAAACATATAGCCGATCTACACTCTAAGTGGAAGTTTAAGAAGCTGAGAGCAGAGGTTTCTGTTGCTCAGAAAGTTATTGTCAATGGCATCAAGGATTATATCAAACGAGAAGGCATGAGCTTGGCTGTAGAGGAGGCTAGACCTAATAGGATGGAGGGTAGTAAGGAGGAGCGTATTGCAGCGGCTCTGGAGCCAAAATATGAGGCCCAGCTAGTGTGGCATTACGATGGTGGTTGGACACCTATGCTAGAAGAAGAGCTCGTACTAGCACGACCCCCACACGACGACATCAAGGATGCCTTCGCATCGGCTATGACTATTGCTGTAGCCCCAGCTAAGGGTTACGCTAATAAGGTAGCAGACTTCTTCTCGGATAAGAAATATAATACAAGATTCGGTGGAGTTTCATTTCGTGGCTAAACAAGTTAAATCGCTAATAATCCCAATTTATGGTTGTGAGGTTCTGGTAAGCTTTAATGCTAAGGCGCTAAGCAAATACCTACTAGTTAACCATTCAGTAGAACAGGAGATCTCACAAGCTAATGCTGGTATGGCGTCAATATACGAGCATGACTCAGGCCACAGATTCTATTCCCTATTTGTGGATAGAGATTGCTTCAGCGTAGGTGTGCTAGCACATGAGTGCGTTCATTGTGCTTGGGACATCCTGAACGATAGAGGCATAGCAATAGATCCAGACAATCATGAGGCTCTCACCTACCTAGTAGGTTGGCTTGCTGAAGAAGTAAATAAATTTTATAGTACAGGAAAATAAAAATGTCAGATAAAGTTGCTGAGCTAACAAGCTTACTTCAGCAAGATAATGAAGCTGCTTGGGTTCACCACTTGTGGGACACTTACAATAAGCAGCGCAACCCAGTGATTACTGAGTGGTTGGAGCTTAGAGACTACCTGTTCGCTACAGATACCTCCAAGACTTCTAACTCATCATTGCCTTGGAAGAACTCCACAACGACTCCTAAGCTGTGTCAGATTAGAGACAACCTCCACTCCAACTATCGTAGTAGCTTGTTCCCTAACGACAACTGGTTGGTCTGGAGGGGCTATGACAGACAAGACGCCACCAGAGAAAAGGCTAAGGCTATTGAAGCCTACATGGCTAATAAGTGTAGAGAAGGACACTTTAGACAAGAAGTGTCTAAACTTCTGTACGACTATATCGACTATGGTAATGCGTTTGCTACTGTCAGCTTTGAAGCTAACTATAAGGTTTCTGATAGTGGTGAGCGTATTCCTGATTATATTGGTCCGAGGCTTGTTAGGATTAGCCCTCTCGACATAGTGTTTAATCCTCTCGCTACAACCATTAAAGACTCATGGAAGATTGTACGCTCTGTAAAGACCGTAGGAGAGCTTAAGAAGTTAGCCGCTACTAACCCTGACCAG